TATTGTTGGACAAATTGAAACACAGAATCGCCAAACTGGACACAGGAAAGAAACATAATACAGGAGTTTACTTCACAGAAATTCCATATGATCCTGCCACCAACTTGGCAACACTGGATTATGAAACTGCTGAAGAACGAAATTATTTTAAGATAGACTGTTTGAATGTTAGCATTTACAAAGATGTGAAGGATGAGGATCATTTGAATCAATTGATGAACAAAGAACCCATGTGGGAATTATTAGAAGCCAAAGACTTCAGCGATCAGGTATTTCATTTGAATGGACACAGCGAGATATTACAAAAACTTAAACCTAAAAACATAGAACAACTGGCGGCTGTGTTAGCAATCATCAGACCAAGTAAAAGATATTTGTTAAACAAAGATTGGAACACTATATCGAAAGAAGTATGGATAAAACCTACAGAAGGGTATTATTTTAAAAAATCTCACGCAACATCTTACGCAGTGGCAGTTGTGGTACACATGAATTTAATATGCGAACAATTACAAAACAATGACCAGTAAAATTAGAAGAAGTTTGGTAAAGACATTGACTTGGAGAGTGTTGGCAACCACTGATACATTTTTGATTGCTTGGTTGATAACTGGAGAATGGACTTGGGCCAGTGCAATCGCTGGCGTAGAAGTTTTAACTAAGATGTTTTTATATTATGCTCATGAAAGAGTTTGGAATAAAATAAAATGGGCCAAAGAATATAAAGAACCTCATACTACAATTTTTCCCTACACTAAAGAAGATAAACGCTGGTAATTATTTAGGTTTACGCACCAATTGAACAGATTTTCTTTTGCTACGTTTCATAGCAAGATTACCTAGGCTGGTTACTGGCCCAATTTTTACTTTGACATCCTTGGTATTCATCATCATCAGCACATTGCGAAACTGTTCTAATTCTTTGCGTAAGAATATGCCGATTGGGATCATTCTATTAGATTCCCACCACCAAGTTTTACACAAATCCATAAAATTTTCTCTGGATTTGATGTGAATTTGTTCATAGATATACATGGATGTGATTGAGTTGTCCTGATTGTTGATGACTCCAACATACTCTTGGCCACCATATTCAACGACCGTGATGAACGGGAAGTTCTTTTCTATGTCGTCTAACAGCATTTTATATTCAATAAATACATTTAAAATTAAAGATTATGCAACTTGTGCCAAAATATTTATTAAATAACAGTGTAACTCTTACCGCGAATCTGGCAGGAGAAATAACGGAGTATAGAGCAGTGTATCAAAGAAATATAAATGTAGCGAGAGGTATCGACAACACCATCCAGTTCAATGTGTTGAATGCTGATCAGAAACCAGTGTCAATACTGAATACCTACACACCTAAATTCAAGTTGTATGACGAAAATAACAGATTGATTGTTGAAAGAGATGGCACTGTGATAGAAACTTCTACTCCTAGTAAAGTGGGACATTTCACTGTCACAATCTCAGAAAGCGATTTATTAAACATCAAATCGCAATACTTACACTACACAGTGTTTTTACAAAAAGACTCAGACAACACAAAAACTATCCTACACAGTGGAACTAACTTTGAAAATAAAGGCACAATATATGTTAGCACAGAAGAATTTCCAGGACCGTTAGATTCTTATTCTGTGACAACATTTACTGAAGACAATCCATCATCTGGAGTGTTTATATCTGAAATTGTTTCTGCTGAACCAACCATAAACGGCAATTCTGCACTTCACACAGTGGCGTATTACCTGGATCAAGCAGTGGGAGACATCACAGTACAAGGCACATTGGACAATCAACCAAATGCCAATACATTTTGGTCTGACATTGATACACTTACAGCAATCAATTCTGATACAATAAAATATGTGAACTTCAATGGTGTATTCAATCACTTGAGATTCAAACACACACTAACTTCTGGTAGTGTTACCAAAATATTAATTAGAAACTAATTGACTTTTTACAAAAACTAATTTATAATAAAAAGCATGAATATTGTGCTTGATACTTTACAAACTTATCTTCCTGCCAAAAGAAAACAAACACCCAGCGGTTGGATGGCTTTCAATGCTCCTTGTTGTGAGCATAACGGAACAACTCCAGACACAAGACAAAGAGGTGGTTTAATTGCCAACGCAGACGAAGGTGTAAGTTTTCATTGTTTCAATTGCGGATTCAAAACCAGTTGGCGCACAGGCAGAAATCTATCTTATAAAATGAAAAAATTTATGAGATGGTTGAATATGCCAGATGATGTTATCACTAAATTGGCACTGCAGGCACTACAGAACAAATCGGATTCAACAGGTTTTAAATCCATAGTCACGTTACCAAAATTTCAAACCAAAGAACTACCTGCTAAATCCAAAGCCATACATGAGTGGGCAACTTACAAAGAACTTGAACCCACAGGTGTAGATAAAGATTTATTTGCTGTAATGGAATACATTGCCAAAAGAAAACTCACATTGGATGACTATGATTTTTATTGGAGTCCAGAAGCAGGGTTTAGAGATAGACTGATAATCCCTTTCACATATCAATCAAGAATTGTAGGCTATACAGCAAGAAAAGTTGTGGACAGCAAAGTGAAATATCTTTCAGAACAACAACCAGGATATGTGTTCAACACAGATGCTCAAGATGATGATAGAAAATACATTGTGGCTGTGGAAGGTCCTATTGATGCTGTGGCTATTGACGGTATAGCACTGCTGGGCAGTGAGATTAAAGAACAACAATCGGCACTTGTGAACAGTTTAGGCAAACACGTGATTGTGGTGCCTGATAGAGATGAAGCAGGTGAAAAATTAGTGTGGGACAGTCTAGAAGCAGGTTGGAGCGTGAGTATGCCTGATTGGAATCAAGACATAAAAGATGTCAACGATGCTGTATGTAAATATGGTAGACTGCACACATTGTACACAATAATCAAGAATGCAGAGGATTCACAACTTAAAATAAAACTGAGGATGAAAAAATGGTTTACTTAAAAAAAGCGATATCATTTTTGTTTTCTCCTATCACTAAACTTGTAAATCACATCAAGTACAAAAAGAAGATAAGAGAATTACAAAAAAGAGATCCATTCATATACAAGTAGAATGTATTACGTTATAGAAGGAACACATAAAGATCCCAATGATATAAAAACATTGGATCCTACAACTAAAAAGGAACACGGTCCTATGGATGAAAATGAAGCGAATGAATTAGCCAAGTCTTTAATTCAAAAAAAAATTGATGACTTCTATCACAGAGCATGGGTGATTAAAAAATGATAGTTTGGGGAATAACAGGAAACAATCATGATGCCAGTTTGGCAGTGATGGAATACCATGTGAAAGGTTTAACTGATAGATACGGGCTGTATCTACATTGGGCAGGCAAGAGTTCTGACTTCAGTGGCATACCTGGAGATCCAAATCTTTGTCCAGAAATGTTGGCTCATGTTAGATCCAATGCCAGATGGGCTCACCCAGCCAAAGTGATATGGTACGAAAAACCTTTCAAAAAAACTATGCGTCAATTGTTAGCAGGGCAAGGTTTAAAATTTAAAGAAAATGATGTGACAAAATTCTTACAACGTCAAGGCATTCACGTGCCTGTTGAATATATAGATCATCATCACAGTCATGCCGCTTATGGATACTACACATCTCCATACCGAGATGCCGCAGTTGTTGTGCTAGATTCTATAGGTGAATTTGAAACTTTTACTATTTGGCACGGTCACGGAGAAACATTAGAAAAGAAATATTCTCAACGTTATCCTCACAGCATTGGACTGTTTTATTCAGCAATGACACAGCGTTGTGGATTCAAAGCAAACGCAGAAGAATACAAATTGGAACAACTGTCACAAAAAGGCAAATGGAGAAAGCATTACAGATTGATGATGGAAGAAATTATCAAAACCAGGATGCCTTTCAAGACACGAGTTAATCTACACAGAGGTTGTAATTGGTGGAGACCAGAATTGAATACTGAAGAAGACATGGCAGATTTAGCGGCGACCACACAACACATATTTGAACAGGTGTTGATGTGTGCCAGTTCATGGATACAGATGAATATCAAAACCAACAACATTGTTTTGGTAGGAGGTTGTGCTTTGAATCGCACTGCTAGAACAAAATTACAATCTGTTTGGGATGACATATGGGTTCCCAAAAATCCTGGAGATCCTGGATCTTGTGTGGGTGCCGTGTGTGCCAAATACAACAAGCACATTGACAATTCAGACAAAATGTGGTATAATAACAACAATGGCTAAACAAAACAAGGACTATGGATATGAGATACAAAAACTGTATCTCGAAATGATGATGAGTGACGCAGAAACTTTTGTGCGTTGCCAATCCATATTCGATTACACTCTATTCGATAGAAAACTTCAAAACACAGCAGACTTTGTGAACAAATATGTGGCACAGTACAATGCTTTGCCAACATATGATATTGTGAATAAATCTTGTGATGTTGATTTAAAACCAACAGAAAATTTAACAGAAGAACACTTTACTTGGTTATTGGATGACTTCGAAACATTTGTGCGACACAAGAGTTTAGAAAGAGCAATATTAAAATCTGCTGATATGTTGGAAAAAGGTGAATACGGTCCAGTTGAAGACTTGGTCAAAAAGGCAGTACAAATTGGATTACACAAAGACATAGGAACAGATTATTTTGATGACCCCAAAGCAAGACTGATGGGACTGAAAAACCAAAATGGTCAAGTCAGCACAGGATGGACCACACTGGATAAGAAACTGTTTGGTGGATTCAACAAAGGTGAATTGAATATATTTGCTGGTGGATCGGGTGCTGGTAAAAGTTTATTTCTTGCCAACTTAGGATGTAATTGGGTACTGAATGGATTGAATGTGGCGTATGTATCATTTGAATTGAGTGAAGCACTGGTATCAATGAGATTAGATTCCATGCTGACAGATATTCCTACAAGAGAAATTTTTAAAGATTTAGATGGTGTAGAAATGAAAGTGAAACTGTTAGGCAAGAAGTCTGGTAAGTTTCAAATCAAATATATGGCAAGTGGTAAGAATGCCAACGACTTGAGAAGTTACATCAAAGAATATGAAATCAAAACAGGCACAAAACTGGATGTGATACTGGTAGACTATCTGGATCTTATGATGCCAATCAGTAGAAAAGTTTCTCCAAGTGACTTGTTTGTGAAAGACAAATTTGTTTCAGAAGAATTAAGAAACTTATCAATGGAATTGAATGTGATCTTTGTTACAGCATCACAGTTGAACAGAGGTGCTGTAGAAGAAATAGAATTTGATCATTCGCACATATCTGGTGGTTTAAGTAAAATACAAACTGCTGACAATGTGTTTGGTATATTCACATCAAGAGCAATGAGAGAACGTGGCAGATATCAAATACAACTTATGAAAACAAGATCATCCAGCGGAGTTGGTCAAAAGATTGATTTGGAATTTGATGTGGACAGTTTGAGAATAAGAGACCTAGCAGAAGATGAAGCACAACAAAAATTTGGCAATAGCAATAGTTCAATATATAATTCATTGAAGAAAACTTCCACAGTAACTGAAAACAATGCTGAAGAACCAAAAGAACTGAAGGCTCCTGATCCAACCAAAGGAGATACTGTTGGTCGTATTGACACAGGCAACACTGATCAAACCAAATTGAGGGACTTTTTAAAGAACCTTGATGATGAATAAACAATACAAAAGAATAGTAATTCCAAAGGGTTTAGATTTAGGAACTAGTAGACGTACTTGTCATCAGTTGGCAAACACAATCAGTGCTAGATCAGGATTGAATATTTTTTCGGATGTAGAATCAATCGAACAAGATGACTTGGTAGTGCTAGGTGGAGTTGGTGGTCACGACGGATTTCAAAAATATCACGAAACATTCAAAGAAAAAAATATTGACTATGTCAATGTCGAAAAAGGTTACTGCAATTGGTGGAAGCCGGTTTACTGGAGAGTAGCATTCAATGAGAATCAAATAACAGATATCAAAGGTGAATGGACCAACGAACGTTTTGTAAAATTTAATATGAAGATTAAACCTTGGCAAACCGGTGATCAAGTATATATTGTGGCACCAAGTCAAAATGGGTTAGATGTTTATGGTATACAACAGACCGTGGATCAGTGGATAGAATCCACAACAGAAGAAATTAAAAAATACACAAACAGACCAATCAAAGTGAGAAAGAAACTGCCTAAGAAAGCAAGAGGTTCAAGAGGATTCTGTGATTCATTAGAAAATATATATTGTGTAGTAAGTTTACACACTATGGCAATGACTGAAGCATTGAGAGAAGGATGTCCAATAATATCGCTGGTTCCTGGGTGTTTAAAAGATTACAGTGTGGAGTCAATTTCAAAAATTAATAATCTTTATTATCCAGATAACAGACAGTATCTATTCAACTGTTTGACTAATTTACAATTCAATTCTGGAGAATTAATTGCAGGTGTTGCCTGGGACACAATAAGCAAATACTACGGGATCAATATTATCAAAATCTAATCATCTGTTCCAGCAATGGCTGGCGGACAGCAAAAATTCCGCGAAGCGGTAACGCAGAAATTTAGATCCGCGAAGCGGTAAGCACAGCGAAATCGGTAAGCAGGTTTTTTATATGATTTTTCTTTTGGCGCCTTTGCGTTTGACGTCTAGTGTGCTACAATGTATTCCACCATCCCAAAACAAATAGTGTCTTTGTGGCACAACGTGGCAGTCTATGTGCAAGGACTTCAGTTTGGCAAACAGTTTGGGTATGTGTCTAGCAAACACAATGTTGTGTCTGTCTATGATCAACACATTGAGATCAAAGCACACTTCTTGATTGTAGCCTCTCCAGTTGTCCAAGTATTTGTTTACCCAGTCAATGTCCATTCGATTTTTGGCTTCTGCGTAATCCTGTACATATCTATCCATTTTTAATTCAGGCAAACAGTCACTCACATCTATCAATTGTTTGTTGTGTAAGCATTCTGGAACCCATTCCATGCCTGCGTGTATCACTGTGTCATCGTCTATCATGATGAAGCCATGATCAATGTGACCAAAGCCTTTGCAACGAGAGGCAGTGTTGTTGATAAATCGGTAATCCGGCAACTCTCTTTTGCACCATTCCAACCCCGAGGCTGAACCTGGACCTTCATGATTCACAATGATGGCATCACCTGCTTTGAACATGGTGGCAGTGTGCCACAACACTCTGTCCCATAATTTGTCTTTGTAGGTTCTATCATTCACAAACCAATCATCTTCAGTGTTTAAATTTTCAAGCATGGGTGCGGGTTGGCTGATCCAACGGTATCCTTGTTGAAACATGGATTCAAATATTTTGTAGTAACTGATGGCATCAAAGTATCTGTCTGTGTAACTGGTGTATGTCTGTAAGATTGTGCGGCCCATCACCAACAGTGCGTCTCTGGGCACAATGGGTGCTATGGGAAACTGCACATCAAACTCAGGCATGTTGACAGGATCATAGTATTGATACACATCTGGTCTCATCACTTCTATGTTGCCCTGCTTTAAAAACTGTGCCAAACGATCCAAATCCCGTTTGGTCTCTTCCAGGATCCGATTGAACTTTGAGGGGTTGGGGTGATTCAACAGTTGACTCACTTGATCAGGATCATAAGTGTCTCCCACTATCACTGACTCCAACGGATCGTATTCTGTGTATATCATTGTTTCAAATATTTCACATGCATGAATGCTTGTAGACTGCGTCTCTTAACATCTGGTGTCACAATTTTGGTCACAGCATGATAGAGATCTTCATTGTTGATTATGATTCTATTGCAAATGGGTTCCACATAATCACCTCTGTCAGCACCGTCTTTGCGGAACAAGAACAGACCACCATCCTTGAAGTCCCATGTTTCGTTCAAGAAAAATGTTACACCTATAAAATCTATTTCGTCTTTTTCCCAATCAAGGAATCTATCTTTGTGCCAAGTGCTCACATAAGGATATTTCATTTCATGATATCGCAGTGTTTGATCGTGTCCTGTGAGCAGTTCTTCTGTGAAGTAACCTCGTTCCACCAGCAAGCCAAAAAAGAAATCTTTGATTTCCTTGTTGAGATAGAACAGATTACAATCATCTGTTTCGTGATGATCCATTTCATCATCGTATCTTTCAAAACGTCCATTGTGTTCAGCGATGTCTTTCTCTATCATCTGATTCACCAGGATCAACTGTTCTGCTGTTAAAAAATTATCTTTTATGATCATTGTACTTGTCCTTTCAACACAGCAAAATATTCTTCTGTGGCATTGATGGGTATGATAAAGAATTTGTGATCATCACCTCTCTGTACATCAAACAGTGTGCCAAACTGTCCCACTATGTGGTATCCTGCCTGTTCAAATATTGTTTTTGCTGAGGTCACAATGTTGTGATGTTGCGACATCAATTGTTCTTGATGCAGTATGTCAATGTATTTAAGACAACTCAACACACCAGGCAAACTGTAATTGTATGTGAATCCGTGTTCCCAATCAAAATCATCTGGCAATACATCATCAATTTTTTTGTTGTACATGGTCACACTGAGAGGAAAAAATCCTCCTGTGATGGCTTTGCCCATGGTAAAAATGTCAGGTTGAATCGGAGTGTTGCGCCAACCCACAAACGAACCTGTTTTGCCTCCGCCAATAAAAATATCGTCCACAATCACCACAACTCCCTGCTCCTGCAACTGTTTTATCTTGTTCCAAAAATCTTCTGTGTTGGGTCGCAACTGTTGACCATACGAACAGGTCTCTAACATCACACACATCACTTGATTCCAATCCGTTTGATTGATATCAAAATCTCTGCTTAATCGAATCACTTGGTCATATGGTTTCATGGTGTAGAAAGGATCTGTGAACAGACTGTCTCCCATGTTGTAGTTCAAAAATGTGGATCCGTGATAACTGTTTTCAAAGCACACAATTTTGGTGCGTTGAGTTTGTCCTATAATTTTTTGATAAGCACTGGCAAGTTTCACAGCACCTTCGTTGGCATCTGAACCACTAAGAGCAAATATACTTTTGTAACCGGTCATATGAAACAGTGTGTCGCTCAACTGATAACTGGGTTCGTTGAGATACAAGTCTTCGTTTTTCACAATGCTTTCTGCTATTTCTGGTTTAACTCGAATATTGTCATACACATAATCCAAAATGTCATGTCTGTCAAATCCCAATGTGAAACAACCATAGTGTAACAATGGATCAATAATTTTCTTGTCATTGTTGACGATGCCATACTGCCAATGCGGTTTAGCCACATTGGTCAATCTTTGTACACCTGGTATGAGTCCTTTGATTGATTTCATAAAATTAGTTATTGTATATCAAACTCCAATTGATCGTATGTGATGTCATCAGAGTTTTTAAACTGTTTTTTGGATTCCAAACTGACTGTGATGGGCAGATCCATATCAACGAATGTTTGTAGCGAAATATTTTTTGTATCACCTTGATGAAAACTTTTATCAATTGTGTGTGTTTGATCATTGATTTTTAAAGTAATCTTGTATTCATCAGTTAATTTTTCACTGCCTTCTACAAAATTTTTTCTGTTGAAACGAGTTGTACATATTGAGCTATTACTGTCAAACACAAATCCAACTTCTGTTTTTTCTTTGATATCACCAAAAGAAATATCATAGATTAGATCCACTGTGTTGACACTGTTGGAATCGAATAATATTTGTTCATTCATCACTATGGGTAAATTTTCTTCAGCATCGTTAATATTTTCAAACACAACTGCGTCATTAATCATCACAGTAATATTATTTTTGTATTGATGTTTTTCCAAACTAAAATATTGTTTGTTGCTTTCTTTGGGACAACGTAAAGTAAAAATTTTATTCATGTTCTATATTGTCTTTAAATTTAACTATGGCTTCTTCGAAACTGAGATGATCTCCTGGCAATTTTAACAGCGTCAAAGACAGTGTCCATCTATCCTGTGTTGGATCTGGATTGTGAGTGTTGTGTAACTGACCAACATTCAATATGCTTGGTTTGTTTATCACTGCTTGGTGAACCAATTCAATATCTTTTTCGTCTGCACTGTAACACTTGTAACAATCAATGTCTGGTTCAATACCTGCTTGTTGAAAACTTTTATTCACTTCAGTAGCATCGTGATTGACTTCAATATATTCGCAACCTGTTTTTAATTTGTACCATCTGGTTGTGCTGGTGTCTGGACCCCAAGTAAAATTCAATTTACAGGCATCTCGCTGTCCAGGTGGAATCACAGTGTCATTGTGTATGGGAATAGCACCGCCGTTAGGTTTGGTATAAAAGCCTTCGATCACATTCGAAATTTTCAAATTGTGCTGTGCTAGCCATTTGAAAAGTTCGTCTGGTAGTTCATTTGGATTCACATAGGTTATGAAATCATTCTCCAACCCTTCAGCAAAACATTTTGGTTTGTTCATTGTGAATGGTAGTGTGATGTATCTATGATATATGTTAAAATTCATTTTTCTAAAATATTTATGGATCGCACATTTAGGCCCTTGTAGGTGTGGTTTTGGCACTGGTAGACACACATACATAAAACAGATCATTGGCCCGTATAATGACGTGTATGACGCTTTAAAGCACAGATATATCGTGCTGTAGACACCTTGTTTGCTGGGTCATAAATACACAATACAATGTGTACACAGGATAACTAATTTTGAATGTCTAACGAAATACAGAACAAAACAATCAATCTGCGCCAATGGGAAGACGGCAATGAGCCGCCATTCAATCCAGAGATGGAAGTGGAGATCAGAGACTTCATAGGTGTGTTCAAAAAAGCATTTACCAAAGAGTGGTGCGACCAAGCAATCAAATATTTTGATGAAATGACCAAGATGGGTTTTGGTAGATCCATCCAGGAAATTTCAGGAGCACCAAGACATCTTAAGGACACACAAAATTTCAATACCACAAGATTGTATTCGCAAGGAGATAACTTATTGAGTATTGTAGGAGTGCCAGGTATTCAAAATAAATTTTTGGACACATTCTGGGCTTGTTACAATGGAATATACAGGCATCAATTTTCATCTTTACAAACAGAAGGTGCACCTCAAATGGTGTACGAAATGAAGATTCAAAGAACTGCACCTGGAGAAGGTTATCATGTCTGGCACTGGGAACAGAGCAGTAGATCAGACACCACAAGGTTTATGGTGATACAGGTATTTCTTAATGATGTGGAAGAAGGTGGTGAAACAGAATTTTTATATTATCCTAGAAGATTAAAAGCAGAAGCAGGCACACTGTTAATTTTTCCTGGCAACTACACTCATACCCATAGAGGCAATCAGCCTTTATCCGGACCTAAGTACACAATTAATACCTGGTTAGAATTTTAAGACTGATTGCTGGGTTGATTTATATCAATTAGTTTTCAAAACTTTTTACCATTTTTTCAACAAACTTTTCTAATCTGTTGTAGATCCTAGTAAAAAAATTTTTAATTGAAGATGTTACGAACGTAACTATTTGTTTGACTTTTTTCATAGCCTTTTCTCCCTTTGTTAGTTGTTATTGTGCCTTATTCGCAAGTTATTTACATCAGTTTTTGTAAAATTTATCTGCTACTATTGTGACAAGAATTGTGAAACAACTTTTTCAGCAATAGTTTTATATTCTGATAACTCGCCTATTTCTTGAATGT